CATTTATTATTGTTATCATAAAACTCGTTTGCTACAGGGTCTACTTTATTTTCTACTACCCAGTTTTCAAAATTTGTTTGCAATACATCATAAAAAGTATCGCCCAGCATTGTTCCTGATCTCCACTCTCCTGGTTTTACCTTTAATAAATTAATATCTGGTAAACTGTCTTTGTTTCTGAATTCTGATTTAGCAGAGTTAAATATTCTCTTTTCAAATTCTAATATTATTTCGTCTCTAGCATCATTAAATATAGGTGTCCTACTTCCGTCATGACCTACAATTACTTCCTGTTCTGTTTGAAAGGAATCATCTATAATTTTTGCAGGAGTATACAAGTGATATAAACCCATTGTACTAGGTGTTGGAGGACATTCTATACTATCTCTATTAGTATTATAAACTTTAAACTCTAATTCATCTAATAGTTCAGGGCTGTAATTTTTGAATGTTACTGTAAGAGGATTAAACGTTAAGGTATACTCTTCTCCTACAGTCATTAATGTTTTAACATTATTTCTTATATAGTAAATTAAAAGACTATTTTCTACTTTTTCTAAGTCTGTTGAAGTATTTAATGTGTAAGAGGATAATGTAACATCATTTATAATTAAAGTTTCTTTAACATAATTGTCGCCAGAAGGAAGTATGTATGTATTACCGAAAACATCTCTACCTACACTAAATGATATTAAGTTTCTTAAAACTTTTTCTAAAATTTCTTCATTACTAAAATTTTCAAAATCTACAATATTATAATAATCTGTTAATTCTTTAAAGAATCTTTTCTTATACTTACTATACTCGTTAGCATTGAATCTTAATGCATCTATTATATTGTGTGGTTGGTCGTCTAGTAAGAATGCACCTAGTATTAAATCATAATTAGATTTTACGATATCTGTAGCAAGTGTTTCAAATGTTTCTATTTCACTAAAATTATTATTACCTAAAACCTCACCTGTAAATGCAGGTTGATTTTCTATATAGTTTTTAAAATGAGTGAGATACTCCGGTTCAGAAATCTTAATAACTTCTTCTTTTGATGTATTTTTACTCCATGCTAACGGCAAACTAAACCTGCTGGTATTGTTTGTGCGTTCTAATAAGTTTGATGTATGACATGATGTTTCAAATATATCACCTATAGCCATATATTGTCTTTCTATAATGATCTTATCGTCATTTGAAGTATACGAAAAATCAGTAAATATAATACCATTCTTTCTTACAATAATATCGCGACCGCTTGTTGAAGCCGTACGAATATCAGGTATACATCCTAGATCAAATTCATTATTAAAACTATCATATCTTGTTCTTGTTATCTCTGTAACTCGTTCTACTCGTTGTTCACTAAAATCGTTTACTGTCTTAAAGTTATTGTGGTATTCGATATCTGTTTTTAAAAGTTTATAATAGTAATATCCTTTTATATCAGTTGTTGTACTACTACCTAAAACTATATTATTATAAGTTGTAGTTTCTATAAAGTTTTCAAAACTTATCTCACTGGCGTTTTTAAATGCTCTATATGTGAGGGGTAACTTATATTTCTCATCTACTACTCCAGTTCCAACTTCAAAACCAAATATTTTATTTCCTTTGAAATTATTATTTGGAAAAATAGTTGTGTCGCCTAGATATCGTTCTTTATCATCATATAAATTAAATAAAGGTGCTTGATTAAGTGTTGATTTAATTTGTGATTCTACTAACTTATTACTGTAATGATATTCTTTACCGATTTCTGCACTACCTGAGGATACAAATATTGTATCTCCTTTTGTTAAGGTAGTATCTGTACTAAGACTGATTGCATTAGAAAGTGATGCATTTGCCACTGTTGCAACATATACATGCGAAGATATATCTTTAGATTCATTAGGGAATATTATTTTTGTACCCGTTTGTATAGTAACTGTATCTATAGTGACATTACTTGCATCAAGACCTACAACTTCGCTGTACATTAATGTAGAACTTACATCAACATTGCCTTTACTCGTTTTACCTACATTAAACAGTTCTAAGTCTTTGTTAAATTCTAAAATGGGCCTGTCTGCTTGAGATGTTTTAACAGGTATGTCGTCGCCTGCATCTATAAAGTTTTCTTTATGGTACCAAAAGTTTACCCTACTCCAAACATTTTTGTTTGCAGAACCTCTGCCTAAAACAACATAGTCCTTACTTGTTTGAGGATTAGCAATGCCATTTGCGTAACTTACATTAACAGCAACTAAAGATATACTTTGTCCTACACCCTCAACTATAAACTCATTACCTACGTATGTGTCGTAATTAATTACATAGTTACCTGCAAAAGAAACTTTCATGCCGTTACGGAATGCTTTGCCTCCTGTAGGAGTATAATCTTTTTTACCTAGTATGTCTACATCTACGTTAATAGGGTCTGACGATGTACCGGATATAGATATTGCTGTGGGGCCTGTTGTGCTCCAATAGTATTCTTGATAATTTAAAAATTTGTTTAATTCTATTGGTGGTAAAAATGTTTGATAATGATTTTTAAATATGCGATTTTGATCTGTTAGATCTACATTATAATTTTTTAGTATTGCAACAAATTCATCATAAAATATAAAGTTTTCACTTAACTCAGTATCAGGGTTAGTGTTATTAATTACTGGTGTAAGTCCGTAGAATTCTTTATCTACATCTTCTTCATATATCCAGGCACCGTCTACATCCTTATCTATAGAGTTTTTCTTACCTACAAATCCACTCAACGGTACTATATTTGCTTTGCTGTATAATTGTTCTACTGTACCCTCAAAGAAATTTTTGATAGTATCAGTTTGTAGAATACCGGGTAATTTTTTATAAATTTTATCTGCCATTAGTTAGCCAATGTTGTTTTAGTAATTTTATCTATAATTTCTATATCTGAAACCTTTGCTGTATTAACAAAAAATTCGTTGCTTTCTGCTTTAATTTGGAATAAATCACCAAATACACCTGAGTTATTTTTAGGTACTATAATGATACTTCCTATTACACCACTTAATTGTTGATGTACATAACTACTTAATTCTGTAAAGTAGAAGTTTTCACCAAACTCCCAATTATTAACATCAAAATAGTTATTAAAAGATTTTATAACTTTAGTTTTTATTTCATTATCACTTAATGTAGTACCGGCTAATTTTACAACTCTGAATTTAGCCTGTACACTTTCATCTGCATCTGCCCCAAATAATCTTTTAAATGTTGCACTTCTATAAACAAGTGTATCACTTGCATTTTTAAAATTTTCTAAGTTTTGGAATTCGTTTGCCAAATTATCACTTGTAGGTGCCAATGGATAAACTGTGCCTGGTACATTTATATATTTTTGTATATCTGCATAATATGAATTAGTTAAGACAAGCATTTCTACAACATTACTAATACTAGGATCTATTCTAACATCATTGGGAGCCTTATGGTCCCATTTCATTACACACGGTCTTACGTCTGTTAATCTAGTATTTTGATCTTTACCTCTTCCTACTTTTACAAAACAATCTGTTGATTCAACTAAATTAATACTATCAGCATCTGTACTACTTCTCGTCATTATATAGAACTTTTCATTTTCTACAACATATATCTTAATACCAAAGTATTGGTCTGCTGTATTTTCAAACTTCTGTGCTAATACTAGAGTATCAACAATAATATAATTAACTGTTTCCCATTCAACAGGATCAGAATAACTTATAGGCGATATAGTTTTAGGATTACCGTTTGCCTGTGAGTTGTCCCAATCTGTCTCTCCCCTCCAATCTAAAATTACTCCACTTACCGGTCTATCATATACATAGCCATCAAAGTCTGTATAATTTTCAAATATAATAAGATCCGTACTTGATACGAATTCATTAAACTGAAACGGTTTATCAGGAACCAAGTCGCCATCAGAATCTACTGGTGCAACTTTTACTTTTCTATTATCTGTATATCCATCTGAGTATTTAAATACATCTGAAATTTCATAAACAATATCAGTATCTAATCTGTCTTTGGCTGACTTGTATTCTACTAATATTTTATCCCTGCTTATAGCACCTGTTGTATCTGATGCAAACAAGTGGAAATTATCATCTAATTCATCATATGTTAAAGTACCTGTACCTGCTGTAGCATTTGCATTTGATAGGAACATTCTTCCTATTTCACTTGCGTTACCAGTGGTTCCGTCTATACCGTATGTGTAAATTGTGGAATTACCATGATAAATTTCTGTTAAGCCTGACTCATTATTATATTGCTTATATGTAATATTACCATTATCATCTAAAATATTATATCCAAATGTTGTATTATCAAATGTAAAGTTTAGATTACTTGGTAATTTAGATATGCGGCCGTCGTTATTAGACAATGTTACATTATTAGTTGATATGTTACCATCATCAAAATATGGATTTAAAGATACATTCGCCGCATTTACAAATCTATTTAAAGCATATATATTTGCTGGCGTATGTGTATCTGTAACGATATCGTTTCTCATCAACCCAAATGTACTTTGCCATGTAACATTTACGTCAAACCATTTTATGTCTCTTGTTCTTAATGCAATATTTGTTCTCAAACCATTAGGGTCATAGTATGCTGAATTATCTAAACTTTGCCATGCATCTGCAACATTGTCGTTATTTGAATCTGACCAAACAAAACTTTCTGTAACACCTGGTTTATAGTTTAATGTATTAAATGTAATACTATCCTTAACCGCCTGTGTAGTTCCATCTGTTACTTTTATAGATTTAACATTATAAAATTTCAAATCATTTGCACTTTGTACAACGTATGATAATCCTCTTATTGTCACGTTATATTTGTAAGTGCTTGTATCTATCGGAGTATACTCGAATAACATAATCCAACTATTGTCTAAACCTGAAAAAGTTGTATCTTTGGCATTTTGTATACCTAAAGTTCCTGTTTTTAATAAATCCGAATTATTAATTATGTAATAGGACTGATCAGTTAAGTCAAACCCAATACCAAATGTACTTTTATTGCTTAAAGCATTTTCTATAAGTACTTGTTCTGCATTTGTAAATGTTTTTCTTAAACTTGCTATAACTTCTTCAGCTCTCCAATTAGAATTTACACTATCGCTTAATGTCCAGGGTCCTATACTTGTACTTAATCCACTAGATAAGGCACCATTGTTTTGTACACCTGTAATTCTTACCCATTTATAATTTGCTATATTAGTTGGATCAGCAAATTTTACAAAAGTATTTTCTTGAAATACCTTAGTACTTTCTGTATTGTTTACCATTACCACAGTATCTGCACTACTAAATGTTTCAGTCATATAACCTGTCGTGCTATCTGTTGCGACTGGTAGAGGTTGCCATCTAATATTAAGTGTATCTGTTTGGAACTTGGTTGGAATAAAGTTACTCCATTTTTCTCTTAAAGTATCATATATAACATTATTTAATCTTTGTTCTTTTAGGTACCCTACTATAGTATTGTCTACAACTTCTGCAGGCGTATTATTATCACTTACTGTGACTGTCTTAGTAAACGGGTCATCATCTTTATATAGATACCCGTCTTCAGTATATGTTTCTACACTTTGGAATGTCCCTGTTGGGTCGTTAATATCTATATATCTACTATGTCCTGCATGTGTTCTATTCGTAGCCTTTAATTTTAAAATATTTGTTGTTTGACTTAAAGGAAAAACATTGTAATCCTGTGCTGACACCATTCTATTTTGAGTATAGTATGTTTGTGGTGCTCTTGATTTAATATTTTGTAGGCTTTCTGCAGGCAAACTGTTGTTTACAGTTGACTCTAATCCAAATGTTAATGATAAACGATAAGTCTCTCCTGTTGCATTTACATAAGGAATAGTTACTGATAAACTCTTTGCATCATCTGGATGTATAGAGTATCTTTCTCCAGCACTTACTCTGTGCCATACTCTAAATATTCCTGAAGGAACATTGCCGAAATTACCATCTGGAAACTTAATTCGTATTCCATCGTTATTTAAATTTTCTACTGAATATAGATTTCTCGTATTTAATGCTTTACTATTATAATTTAAAGTTTGACCAACTGTATTCGGTATCTTTGTCCATTGGTTTTCTACTACACCCTGTGTATTAACTTCTTGAATATACACATCAGTTTCATTTACATTTTTCTTTAAAATATCTTGAAATCTGTTTTGTAATGGTGTCTCATAATTAAAGTCTTCAAAAGCCAATTCGCCCTGCTTAAACATTAAAAAGAAACCAGTGTTACTACTAGATAACCCTAAGCCATCATTTCTATAAAACATGCCAAAATCATTTGTTGGGTTAGGTTGCTTTTCATAAAAATATTCATTATCGAAAAAGTCACCGTTAACGATTTCAAAGTCCCTAGTTACACCATTTACATTTATATTAAATCTATGTGCAATTGGAGATGTTATAGGAGTACTTATTGTATATTGATCTGTACTTACGCCTGAAACTTTACCTGATTTCACAGGTGCTGAAAATCTATTTGTTGTCCCCATAGCCGCATTCAATACGGTTATAAATTGTTCGTAACTATCTGGGTTATTTGCGTCGTCCCAGAATATTTCCTGATTTGATAATTGATTACCTTGACTGTCTTGCAAGGGTTCATTGGTTTTCAGTCCTGTAACTTTCATTAAACCACTTGCTGGAATATTTCTTTTAGGATTGTATCCTAACATTCTTGCTAGTTTAAATACTGAGTCTCTTCTTTCAGCAGTTTCTAAAAAGTTTTCTCTTGTATTAACATCCATTCTAAATGCAATACTTGTACTTAAAAATGCTAATAATTCTATTATTGCAATAAACTCTGAACTTTCTATATAGTCATTAAAGTTTTCTGGAAAATTAGTCCTTACATATTGGACTAAACTAGTCCTCATAGTATCGAAATCATATGCTTGAAAGTTTACTTCACTAAAGGCCTTGTATGCGACTTTCCAGTCCTCTGCCGCAAATAAATTATTTTGTCTATCAACTAATGCCATTAAAAGTCCTCTGCATTTCTTCTACTAAATTCTAAGAATAGTGTTTCAGATTGTTCTATATTATAATATTTTATAATTACCTCTGCTCTTATTGTCTGATCATTTATGTATAAAATTGTATTTTCTAACGACACCCTAGGGTCTAAGTCTACTATTCTTTCTATATCTTCTTTTATGTCTTCTTGTAAAGTTGGGCTGTCTTGTTCCATTAACATATCCCAAATAATACTCCCAAAATTCGGTCTCATTACCCTTTCGCCTTTCTTTGTATAAAAATGATTTAGTAAATCTCTTTTTATAAGATCAGTATCAGTAAGGGTATAAGGAGCCCTATTTTTATCTATTGTACTGAAGCCTTTGAATAATGTTGCCATGTAAGTATTTATCAAATTAATTAAATATAGTTTTAATAAAGACTTGACTTTGAATGTTTTAGATGCTATAATAGTAACATGAAAAATGTAATCTACTTACACGGTGCTAATGCTGATCCAGACAACTTTAATTACTATACATTAAAGATGCCTGAACATCCTTTTTTTGCTCCAGCATATGATATGGAACAAGATCCTTACGATTTAGTTGAATATATTAGAATGCAAAAAGAAAGGGAATGGGGCAAAGGCAAAGTTGTACTAGTGGGTCACAGTTTCGGAGGGTTACTAGCAAGTTGGTATGCAAGTGTTTACCCTAATAAAGTTGATCACTTAGTTACTATTGCAACACCATGGCAAGGTACGCCAGTGGCTAGAATACTTTCTATGATTTTCAGAAATAGTAAAGTATTTGAAAATACTAAGCCTGGCGCAGATGTACTAAGACTCCTACAAGAAAAAACTTATACAGGAAAGCACACGAATGTTGTTTGTACCGGTAGTTCTAATCCTTTAGCAGGGTTAGGCGGCCAAGCAAATGATGGTATGATATTAGTTTCTAGTCAATCCTCCACACCCCCAAAGTTCAAAAATACCGAGAATGTCTATATAGAAGCAGGGCATAGCGGAGTTTTGTTAAATAATGATGTAACAGATTTGTTACAGAAAATAATTGAGAAATAATATGTCAGATGTAAAATCTTTAAACAACACTTTAGAAGAAGAATTAAGAATTATGCTTGTTGAAAAAAACAATGAGAATGCTTCGTTAAGATCTCATATAGATTTATTAGAAAAGTCAGTTGCCGAAGAGCAAGAGCAGAAATACAGATTGCTAGTAGAAAATATGGACTTAAAGAAAAGTTTAAAAGAAAAAGCCTAACTTATTATAGGCTCTCTTCTTAGCAAGTTTTAAAACTTCTCTCAATTCTGTAAAGTTTAAATTTCTTTGTGCAGGGTACAATGTATGTTCTACCTCATCCAATTCTACTTGCCAATTCAAGTAATCTGGTGTAGAAAATAATTCGGCTTCATACTTTCTACGTGCTATATAGTCTGCTCTAATTTGAGGTCTCGAAAATTTACCAATTTTACCTACCCTAAATCTCTGCATTAGTTTAGGTACTGCTTCATATTTCCCCAAATTAAGAACAGCCAATACCTGACTTTTTGCAAAATTATCTACACCAATATGTGAAACGAAACTTGCAAGAGCACCTATTTGATTTTGATTTAAAGGTGTTGTAACTAAATTACTTACGTCTTTAATCGCTTGTTTAAGTTCTGATTCTAAAGCAAGTCTTTCTGCACTAGGGCCTAGTCCGTCTATAAATTCTACTAATGTATAACCTGTTTTTCTATGGACATACACAATACTAGGTCCGTCTAAAATAACGTCTATACCTTTGTCACTTAATTTTTGTACAACCGTGTCAAATACACTAGCCATTATCCACCTCCTGACATTTTAGCCTTTACTTCTTTTTTAAATTCTTCTGCTTTGCCAGATGTTACATCACCAATTACATTACTAATATCTCCCTTCATTCCTGAAATAACTTCATTTTGTAAGTCTACTTTCAAGCCAAGTTCATCTAAAGAAAATTGTTTCATCTTTGCTTCTAAGTCTGTTAATATTTTTGATTGTCCAATTATTTTTTGCATTATAGAATTAGATGTAGGAACTCTGTATGGGGGTATAGCGATTCCTAAAGATTCAGCCATTTTAGTTATGCCTTGTATACTACCTAAATCTACATCTAACAATGCTGTGAAGTTACTTACTTCTGCAGAGTAGTCTGCATATACAGATTTTATACCGTCTGTGGCCTCTGCAAATCCTTTCCCTATTCTTGTTCCTTCTGGAGTATCGGCATCTGCAGGGGTATCATCTGTAGGGTCTATTTGATTTTCCAAAGTTTCACCATCTACAGTTTCATCTTCTTCTATGCTATTAGGGTCTTCTGAACTTGGGTCATATTGTCCGTGGCCTATATAAGGTTCTGCTGTAATTAATTTACCCACTATAGTGTTTATTGCAGGTCCCTTTTCAGGTCGCTGTCCACCATTAATTATTGGGTTTGCATCTTCTCTATCATATTCTGGTTGTGCAGATGATTGATCAGGTTTTTCAGTTCCGCCTATTTGTGGCGCCGGTATTGCCGGTACTAGATCAGGTGTAGGAGGTGTGCCTGGATTATTAAGACCTATAGACGCTCCAAATAAATTTACTATTCCACTTGCAGAAACTGTTGTGGCACCGCCTGCTAATACATCAACCTTACCCATTGCTGAAACTGTTGCGTAACCCTGCGACTGTAATGCAATGCCTAATGTACTTGTTGCTGTTAATCTGCCTGCAGAATTTAATTGCAATTCACCAGCATTCGCTGTAATTTGTGAATTTAAATTTGCATGTATGGAAGCATCAGCGGTTGCATGAAATCTTAAATTACCACCTGTTCCTAACGGCGGTACGCCTAAACCACCTAATTTGCCTGAAATTCCTTTATAGCCACCTGCGTCATTGTCACCTGTGGCTTTCATATTGATATCTTGTCCTGCTTCAATATTAATATTTTTGTCTGCTCGTAAATTAAAATCACCTTTGCTTCTTATACTCATTGAGCCTTCGCCAAAGAAATTAATATTACCGTCTTTATCTAATTCGAACCATGCAGTACCGTTTTTATTAATAACATATATAGCACCCGTAGTATCATCTAACAATATCTGATTTCCACCACCGGTTCTTAATCTGATATTAGAATTACCTTGGTTGTCGTCCATTATAAACTGGTGACCAGGTCCTATTGGTTTGCCTTTGTCGTCTCTAGGTCCTTTTGTTAAGATTCCTAAAACTTCACTTGGTGTCTCTCTTCTAGCACTACTTGATGTCGCTCCTCTTAAAGGATCATTTATAAGTCCTTGCTTTACAATATTCTCTGTAAAATCGTGATATATAGGTCTTAGTTTACCGTTATTTTTTCGGTCGGTATCAAACGTATTTTTTTCTACTGTAGGAGTGTTAAAAGGCCCTCCTTGAAAACTAGGACCACCTCCTATTCCTGGCACCATTTGATTGTACGGTGTAGGCATTGCATGACCTAGTATAAAAGGTTTAGATAACAATCCATCTCCGAATCCTATTAAGACCGTATTACCTACATCAGGGGGAGGTGTCCATAAACCATAGGAATTTCTAGATTTACTATCTAATGTAATATCTGAATCATCAGAATGTATTGGATCAGACAGGCCGTAGAAAGGTGACGTGTACATAGCATCAAATAATATTCTTTGGCTCGGGTCTTTATTTAACTCTGCTATATATACTGACACTTTACCTGTTCGTAAAGAATCTTTATTAAAGTCTACAATTCCTGTATATATGCCCCAGTATCTTTTAACTGTATCTTTTCTATCTACAGGATTGTCATAGGATGCCTTCATAGGGTTGGAAACATAAAAATTCTTAGCCATTATCCGCCTCCTTTCCATTGTTTATATAAGGTGTATTGTTCACTAGTTAGTAGATTTTGCTTGGCTAAATCCTCTATAGTGAGTGTATTTCCGCTCAGATCTAATACGCCTTGTGTATATGCAGGATCGTTGAATCTAGATTTGTCTTCTTCGCTATTATGGTCAGCCGCATCAAGTGCCGCTTTAGTCCGTATATTATCTTCAAATGTATTTTGAATATCATCTAAAGTTACATCGTCTCTGTTCTTAATTTGCGATAAATCTAAAGTTACTTCTTTTGCTGAACGAACATTTACTGTAAATCTTCCATTATCAAAACTACTTGCTATTTCTAGTATTCTATATATACCAGTTATAAAATAACTTTGTCTTCCTGCGGCATAATATCCCTCATTTAAATCCTCTTGATTAACAAAAGGATCAAAGTACATAGGTTGTCTTAATTCAAATAATATAAAACTATCACTACCGTACTGATTAATACCATCTTCAGTAGATTTTTCATCTTTAGCAGAAGGAATTTTATCATAATTAATTCCCCCGGTTCTATCTGGTTCACCCAAATACCATGGGTCTCCCCTTACAACCATATCTAAAGTATATAGGATATCGGATGCATCTTTTTGTCCATACATATATCCAAATAAATTTTGTCCTACTGATGTGGGTCCGCCTGAATATGTTTCATGTTGTAGCAATGCAGTTTCTGTACCAGGTTTTAGAATATTTTTCTTTTCTGATATGTTATCCTGGATACTCTCTTTTGCTTCATCTTCGGTTAATGCATCAGCATATATCTGTTGGCCACCTAATAAATCTCCACCATATATATACCCGCTTAGTTCCGGTGTATATTCCTCACCTACATTGCTGTCTATTAAACGTTGTCTATCACTCTCCGTTGCAACATTTAATTGGTTAGATGCTCCTTTAGGTAAAATGGAATCTGCTACTGCCTGTCCTATTTGTCTATTAGACAAACTTTCTATTAATCCCTTTGCTGTAGCACCAGCACGATCTTGTATTACTTCTTTGATTTGGTTTGTATCCAACCCTGCCGCCTTTGCTAGTTCCGATATACTACCGTCCTTTGCCGATTTAAATAATTTGAGGAACTTTTTAGCATTTTGAAACGTTGCGGCAAAATTTGCTAAGTCTTTTCCGGAAAGTTGTGTGCCTGGCTTTGCTGGATCAACAGAAAAACTATTGATATTATTTAATACAGTATTACCAAATTTACCACCTGCTCCTGCAGGAGGTATTAAGAAATTTATTCCTAGATCATATTTTATATCTACTTGAAGAATTTGATCATTTCTACCAGTGAACATATATTCGTAGGCTCTTTTTATTTCCATACTATTTACACGTTGCCTAATTGTTGCTTCGTCTAGTGTTAATTCTTCGACACAACCAAATTGTTTTTCAGAAGGAGTACCGTATAGGGTAGGAACATATATTACTTGTTTAGCAAATCCTTCGCGTTCTTCATCATATTTCAATTGTCTTACTAACGCATTTATCTTGTAGTCATTTACATTAACTTTCCCACTTAATGTTGCTTCTCCTTTGTCATCGACTGTGCTTCGTGTCATACTTGATGTATAATCAACATTTCTAGCAAGTAACATTCCTATATACGTCTCTACAGATGTTCCGGGAGGAACTTCTATTTTAATTTTATTGGATTCTACATCTTCAAAATCCCTAGTAGTTCCGTCTTTTGCTGTTGTGGCATCAAGACTTTTTCCTGGTATTTGTTCTATTTCCGTATTTTGTGTTGAGGTTACGGAATCTATTCCTTTTTCTAATGTGGAGTCTTTAATTATCTCTTGCCCATCACCTGTTAAATTTTTCAATTCAAATTTAACAGAATCTAATTCTGTTTTACTATCAGCATTAGTTTGTTTTATATATTCGTTCCATTGACTTGTGAAATCATCTATATGTTCTTCTATAGTTTCGCCTACAGAGATTATCTGTGTTGGTGTTTTATAATTTGCATCTGAAAAAGCAAGATCATCAGCCACAGCAAATTTTAAATCGTAAGTTGTTCCTGTGCTATCTAATTGAAAGTCTGCTGATTGCAATAATGCTTTATACCTATAAGGACCTGCTACATGTTTTATGTCACCGCTGGCTAAATCATCATGATCATCAGCATTGTCTCCGTAACCTTGAAAATTAATTTCAAAAAAGAAAGGATTAGCATCTATGCCTGATCCTCCTATATGAGGTATTCCTAAACGTTCTCTACCTAATACAATCATATCAAAAAAGGTTGCGGCACCTGGCTGTTTAATTGTACAGTCAATATTTTGTGTAATCTTACCGCCTTTGCCACTAGGTACTGTAGTCAATACCACATTGTCTATGAATGTTGCTGTAACTCCGGTCTGTGCTAGTACCACAGTATTTTCCGGTTTGGCTATATAGGCTCCGTTTAAAAATCCTCCTCTAGATGTAACTTCACCACCTGCATCGGATCTTTCTTCACCTTCTGTGGTATCTGATTTGTTTTCTGTATTATCTTCGTCAGGCGGTATCATATATAATTTTATATTATATGTAACATTGTCATAATTATCTAAAGGATTTGTAGGAATCTGTCCTAAAAAACTGTTGTTCATTGAATTGAGTCTTGATTTTTCGTCAGCCATGCTCTATGCCACTATTGTTTTGACAATTTCCGGTGAAGGTAGTTTAATAACTACACCTGTTTTAAAATCCTCTAAAGGATCTTGTATAATATCTGGGTTTTTAATTGCAAAGACCCACCATAATCTCGGACTACCATATAATTGTGTTGCTAGTAAATCAGGTCTACCGTTTTCCGATTCTTTTATTTTATAGTCTACTTCAAAAGGGTCTTCCGGAAGTTTAGGTAAGGTATTAATGTCCAGGAATCCTCCGAACGATCCTGTGTTCCTTAAAAAACTATCTCTTCTATGAAAATCTGCCATTAGATGTATCCGTCTTTATATGCTTGTCCAGTTCTTAATGTATTAAGATTAAAGTTTTTACGCAATTTATGTGGTGTATAACTAGGGAAAACATCCAATGTAACTGTAGATTCTGTAGGTACATAAGTTGTTGTAGTGTCATCTCCCACTTTAATTTCTACTGGTACATAGTCAATGTCAGCCGGTAATTCTAAAGAGTATGATAGCACAATTACTGGCACCTTATTAAATCCATGATCTCCCATATATTCAAATAACATTACCGGAGGAGGTGTACCAAATGTACCGTCTGCGACTGATTGGTCACCATAAAAAGATTTTGTAACTACTCTACAAAATTGCATCATTGCTAGATAGTATCTACCTTCATCTATATTGTTTACCGTGAATGTGGATGTTAATGTAAGTCTAGGAGGTGTTGACATTTGGTATGTATTAATAGGGTAATTCATTCCTTGCATCTGTGCCTGGTCATATTCTGCTGAGCCAGAGACATAAATTTGAGGTACATATTGCCAAACTAAACCGCCCGATGCTTGGATCGGAGCCATTATACTGTTCTTATCTGTTCCGTAGAATCGAGCCGCACCGCCTGCCTTAGGTCTTAGTCTTGCTCTCCAGTCAAAGTTACTAGTAAATCCTTGTCCTTCACTTGGATTTATTGCTGTAGAACTTGCGGCCTGATTACTTTGCTGGCCTAACTGTTGCTTTAATTGTTGTTCACTTAATTGCCTAGCACCGAATAATAAGTTACTACCAGGGTTTCTGCTAGGGCCTGCATTGCCATCATAAAAGAAAGAATAGAAATCAGCATCAGATAATCCGCCTAATAAAGCACCAGATATGACTTTTCCGCCTGGTACCTGGCCTATTAGGTTGTTACCCACACCGCCTATTAATCCTTTTAAATAGTCTTTTCCGCTTGGCATTTAATCTCCTTGTATATAACTATTTATCGTATTCATTAAAACTAGTTTTAAATTGCCAGTTTCTATAAATACTTATTGACAATACACTAGAACTGTGTATAATACTAACAATATAAATGAATTATAATTTTGAGGAGAGTTATTAATGGCACAGCCTAAAAAGGTAAATTACCTAAACAATAAAGATATTCTAAAAGAAATACACAAAAGTAAGATGACTTACTGTTATGTTGCAGATGACAAGTATGCAAGTTTTGATGTAATTTTAGAAGACGTTAAAAAAATCAATAGAAACAGTATAAAAGTTGCTAGAGAAAACAGAGCATCACAGATACAATCAGCAGGTTATCAAGCCGCAATGGCATTACATGATCCTAAAGATTATAAAAATAAACCTAAGCAAAAAGAGTTTGCTATAGATCCTAAAAGTATAGATCAAGAAGATTTAATTTTTAGAGTTATGGATATGGATCATATTCCATTAGAGCCGGGCAGGAAGAAAAATCCTAGAAACGAAGCAGAAACAAAAGCAAAAGTAAACTTTCCTCCATTCAAACATTATGCCTATGTAGGCGGCGAAATCAAAGAAGTTGCTAGAAGTCATTGGCAGGGTAGTTTAAGTAATGGAGAATTCAACGTTGACCACGGAAGGATTACAAACAAACTAGGAACTATGTTTTTAAAACTTGTCGAAAGGTATTCTCACAGAGCAAACTGGCGTGGTTACACTTATGTAGACGAAATGCGTGGACAAGCATTAGTTCAGTTATCTCAAATTGGATTACAGTTTAACGAAGCAAAATCAGATAATCCATTTGCATACTATACTGCGGCAGTTAATAATAGTTTTACTAGAATTTTAAATTTAGAAAAACGAAATCAAATGATTAGAGATGATATTCTAATTGATTCAGGACATTTACCAAGTTACGGTAGACAGATTAAACACGAAGAAGAAATGCGTTTAATTAGAGAATCCGCAGAAAAAGATACTGATAATTAATTTATGGCTCAACTGTTTAAAACAGCGGCCTGTTTTACCGACATACATTACGGATTAAAGTCAAACAGCCGTTTACATATAGAGGACTGTCACAGGTATGTAGACTGGTTTATTGCAGAAGCAAAGGCTAGGAATGCAGAAACTTGTATATTCCTAGGTGACTGGAATCACCACAGGGCAAGTATTAGTGTTGCTACTATGAATGCATCTATTAAAGATTTTAAGAAACTTAATGATGCATTTGAAACTGTTTATTTTATAACAGGCAATCACGACTTATATTATAAAGATAAAAGAGAACTCAATAGTATAGAGTATGCCAGGGATCTATCTAATTTTGTTATGGTAGATGAGCATTTCCTACAAGATGATGTTGCTATTATACCTTGGTTAGTAGGCGACGAATATAAACAAGTTGCAAAAATGCAATGCAAGTATATGTTCGGACACTTTGAGTTACCGTACTTTAAAATGAATGCAATGGTAGAGATGCCAGATCACGGCGGTGGTATTAATGACAAAATGTTATCCGGACCAGAACTAGTGTTTAGCGGACACTTTCACAAAAGACAATTTAAAAACAATATTCATTATATAGGCAATGCTTTCCCACATAACTATGCAGACGTAGATGACGATGAACGTGGTGCAATGTTCTTAACATGGGGCGAAGAACCTTTATATGTAAACTGGGCAAAGTGTCCTAAGTATAGAGTCTTTACATTAAAACAGTTACTAGACAACCATGCAGAATTATTAGACGAGTATACTTATGCAAGGGTAAAATTAGACATTAGTATAAGTTACGAAGAAGCAAATTTTATTAGAGAGAAATTTGCAGAACAATATAATGTAAGAGAACTACAACT